TAAAAACTGTAATGTTTCTTTTTTAATTATATCGGGTGCTTGAATTTGCATAAATACAATATCAAAATCATTACCCATTAGTAATAATTTATCGTTTAAGTAAGCATCACCTGTTGAAATTTCTCTATAATTATCTTCACCAACAACATCTATAAACGCTTGTTGAAATCCGTTGTATGGTTTAGGTTGAACACAAAGTCCTATGTGTAGTATCTTCATAATTAATGATGTGGAAAAATAAAGTGAAACGGCTCAAATAATCTTTGATCAGGTGTGTAAGTTCTGTATTGTGTATTGTGTAAATGAATAGCGTGTATAGTTTTACTAGGATTTAAAACATTATAATTGTTTGCTCTTAACTCCCATGCAATTTTATTATCACAACCTGGAATACCTAAATTATAATGACCTATATTTTTATCTATTGATCCGTTAAACACCCAAACATCTTGGCTATCTTTTCTGTTAAATAAATGTGCCATTCCATTAATATAATCCCAACGACTTAAAGCATAACAATCATTTATTTTCATAAACCTACATTCTAATATAGTTTCATCAAAGTAAATATCTGAATTAGCAATTATATTAATACACTTTGGATATGCTAAAGTTAATTTAAACATTTGATTAAAAGTTAATCTTTCAGTTATTTCAATCACATTAAAATAAGGAACTCCATTAATATTTAAACCTTTATTAATTCTTAAACAAGCGTCTAATTCCTTTTGACGTTCTTCATTTCCAGACTTATAAACTTGAATAAATAAATTTATTTGCTTTAATTCATACTCACCTTTTAATGCTCTTGAACTATAATCATTTTGTAAGCCTTGTAACTTTAACCAATTACCTAATAACATAACTGCTTCACTAATACAAGCTCCACAATTCATATTCATATTGTAATTACATAACTCAGATACTAAAGACCTTAAAGCTCCCCTATTTTCAATTGGATTTACTAAAGCGTTTTTAACTTTGTTTATCATAGAATACAAATATAAAAAAAAATCCTAACTAAATACATAGTTAGGATTTTTTAATAAATTAATATTAATTTTAGATAGCTGAACTTAAAGCATCTAAGTATGCAATGTTTTGTGCTAAGGTAGCTGTCGTTCCATTAATACTAAAGTATTGTGGCATAATAGTTTGCTCACCACTTAGAGTTAATTTGTATGCTGTAGTATCATTTAATACAACACCAGTTCCACCTTCACCAGCCGAACCATTAATTCCATTCTGTAAACCTAAAACGATAATTTTACTATCATTAGTTTGCATGAATACAACACAATCATCAGCATTTGCTAAACTTTGAATAGCTAATAATTCAGTAGGAGTTGAATAAAACAAGTCCATTATAGCTGTATGGTTAAATGTATTAACATTTTCACCTGCTGAGATAGGCCATATTGCAGAGTTCTTATCTCTTTTACCTATAAATTTATAAAGTTTAGAAGTTATAGAACCAACTAAACCCATTGATACAGTAGAAATATATCCAGCAGTATCTTCTGAAGTTGTGATATTAGCTTTTAATCCAATCCAAACACGCTTATTAACGCCACCTACTTTATTAAGGGCTTCGCATCCAGGATTCAATCCAGCTAGTAAATCGTTACAATTTGCCATTTTTTTATTTTGTTTTTAATATGTATAAAATAAGAGGGGCTAACTTAATAACCCCTCCGTTAATTAGAATCCTCCGATTACGTTTTCTAAACCATCGATGTATTTATAACCAGCTCTGTAGTTTAAACGCATGTAGTTCTTTTTATCTTTACGCTCATACCAGAACTCAGCAGAAGTTGTATCTGTCATTAAATCCGTTCCAATGATATGGTTTAAAGGATTAGTTAAGATGATACGGTTATCCATTGTTCCAGCACTTGCAGGAGATACAGTTGAAAAATCTTGTAAGATATAATCGCCAATAGTTAATAAGTTAATAACTGGTATACCTCTAAATTTAAGAGTTGGTATTCCGTTAATCAATTCAGTTTTAGAACTTTCTAAAGAACCTAAAGTTGAATATTTAGTTTCTAATGCTCTGTAAATTGGATCAGTTACAAACATACGTTTCTCAGCAGCAGTATAGTTATATTTCAATACAGAAGGTTGAGCATCAACATAAGTATCTAAAGTAGTTAAGATATTAGTTTGATTGATGTCTGTATCTGAAATAGATGAAGCAACTCTTACAGTACCATCTGCAGCAATTGCACCAGCTTTTAACGTTTTAAAGATACCGTCATAAGCAGTATAATCATTGTTAGTTAAAGTAGTATCACCTAAGAATATTTGACGATATAAGTCATCAGCAACTGCTGCTCCAAATATTTCAAGTAATAAAGTTTGGATTTGAGTAGCTTCTAAGTTATAAACATCATAACCTTTTTTCAATGCTGCTTCATAAATAGATGCTTCAAAAGGTGCTTTACATTGTGATAATTCAGCTTCCATTTGTGTAACTGATAATACAATTGAGCTAATCGCTACGCCTGTTGCAGTATCTCCAGTATTACAATCTACTGATTTTTTTGTGATCTTATTAAGACGTGCAGTCTTATAAAAAGTTTTAGAGCTTTGAATATCTTGCTCAATTCTAAATCCTAAAGAAGATAGTAAAGGCGTTTTTGCTAAAGCCAATACAAATGTTTCTTGGAATTCTGCTTGTTTTCCAGTATACGATGCTACTGATGTAATTAAATTTCCCATTTTTTTATTGTTTGTTTTTTATTTGTTTATTTTTAGTTAATTATTTTTTAAATTTTTTAGCTAATTCGTTTAAAAAAGCATTATTAGGACTGTCATTTTCAACTTTTCTAGCCTTAAATGATTGAGTACCTAAATCAAAATCAGCACCATTACCGATAATAACCTCTTTTAAAGCCTTAAATTCAGTTTCTAAAGTAGTTACATTAGCTTTAATAGCTTCGTTTTCAGTTTCTTTAGCTAACAAATTAGCTTCCATTGTAGATTTTTCAGCCTTTAAAGCATCTAATTCAGCAGTTTTAGCAGCTAATTCAGCCTTTAAAGCATCCATTGGTTCAGTAGCTTCTTCTGCTTTGTTAGCAACTTCAGCAACTTTACCACCTAATACAGCAATTGTACGGCCATCACCATCTACATAATCACCATCAGGCGCAGGACTTTGGTTACCTTCAGCATCTACAATAAATGCAGCTTTATCAACTAAATCTTCAGTTTCAGATTCAATAAAAAGATTAACTGAGTTACCTTCTTTATCGGTTGCAGTTATATCCATATCGAAAAATTTACCTTTTGCGATTCGTGCCATGTTTTTAAAAAGCTTGGTAGCTTTGTCTAGGATTGTTTGTTCCATGTTTGTTTTGTTTTTATTTGATTTATCTTTAATATCAATCATTGCAACTAACTTGTAATTACGATATTCAATTTCTTCATGCTCATCAATAACTTCAGATGCAAATCCCATCTTAACAGCGTTCTCAGCAGTTAAATCAGTTTCTTTATCTAAGAATGGAGCAAGTTCTAAACTAGAAGCGTTTGATTCATTAGCATAAAAACTTAATAAGCGATCTTGCTCAAACTTTAAATCTTTGCCTAATGCAAGTATTTCATTTGCTCTCATTGGTTCTGATTCTTCAGGTAACCAATAAGGATTATGTACAAAAAATTTAGTGCCTTTAATTAATTTACGATTAGATAAAGGAGCTGCCATGTATAATACAGTTGCAATACTTCCAACAATACCTTCACCAATAGATGTTAAAGTTTTACCCGAATCTTTTAAAGCATTATGAATATCCCACCCTTCATGAACAGAACCTCCACCACTATTTACTTTGTAGTGAATATCAGTAACATCTGAACTTAAATTGTTTAAAAAAGTTTTAAGATTATTTAAAGAAAAATTCTTTTCTCCAGCAAATGCAGAACTAGAATCTAATTCTCCAATATATCCTTCAATAATTAATTTAGCTATTTTCATAGATGTAAATTTATTTAACAAAAAAATAGTATATTTGCTTTATAATAAAATATATTATAAATTATGGGTAGAACTCCTAACAATAAAACAACTACTGTTATAAATGGTAAAGTGAGAAACTTTAAACCAAAGCAAATAATATTAAAAGGAGAAACATTAAACATGTTTAACTATGATAGGAATGATAGGGAAATAGGAGATTCACAATTAGGCTCTGAAATAATTAAAGAACACTACAGAAGAAACCCACCTTTAGGATATTATAAAACTAAAGACTAGAAACATTAACTGTTTGTGAATTAGATATATTTAATTTATTTATATCTGTTACTTTAACAACTGGTGCAGGTATAGCTTCAATGAATTGCATGATATTCTTTTGATTCATTGCTGAAGTTTCTGAAGCATTACTAGCTGAACGATTAGTATATCCACCATCAAAGAAACCACCAATCCCACTAACTAAATTACCGCTACCTTTACGCATTGATTCAGCATGAGCAGCTAATAACGAACCTTTAGGAGTACTTAATACTTTTGCTGGTATAACATACTCTGACTTATGGAATTGTTTATTTCCCATTGAATAAGATTCTTCATGTGGATTACCCGATTCAGTATAACCACCTTCAAAGTATTGAAACTTAGTAGCTGATATTTTAGCAACCTGAGCCGCTGATGTAACCCCTGCTCCAATTGCTGCTGCTACTGCTAAGTAATAAGGTTGTACAGTTCCTAAAGCGTTCATAACTGCTGATGCTCCATTAAGTATTGCAGTTGCAACAGATACAGCTTTATTTACTTTAAATTGTTGTTCTGCTGCTGCTTTATCTTCAGCACTACCTTTAACCAGGTTAGCTCTTTTTAATGCAAATAAACCATCACTTAAATCACCTAATGAAGAAACCATATTAGACGCTGCTTGAATTTCATTGGCATCTTGTTGCAACTTCATATTCTGTTCATCCTGAGCGTACCTAGTTTTTATCTCTAACTTTTCAGCTTCACTCAATTCAGTATTAGCTAACTCCCTTTCAAGTTCAGCCTTCATTAATTCTTCACGAGCCGCTAAGTAATCCCAACCATTTTGCTGATCAGTCATTACTTTTGTTTTAGCTCTTGCAACATCATCATCCAATGATTGTTGCCTAGCATCATCAAGTTGTTTTAAAAACTTTAATTGAACTTGTGTTAATTTTTCAGTTAAAGATGCTTGTAAATCAGCAGCAGCTTTATCATCTTCTTCTTGTTGCTTTAAATATTTATTATGTTCTTCAGTAAGTTTTTGGTTTTTAGTTTTCTCATTATCAATTGCTTTCTGAGAATTTTCTTTAGCCTTTTCTTGTTGTTTTTTATTATACTCAATATCTAAAACTTGGATTGAAGTCTTAGCTGCTGATATTTGTTGAGCAGCATCTTGTGCTAACTTTAATTCTTCAGCAGTATCTTCTTGAATACGCTTTTTTCTAGCTGCTCCAAATACTGCTTCAGCTTTATTAGCAGTTTCATCAGCTCCTATCTTTCTAAATAAAGCTACTGTAACATTGTTAATACTATCTGTTATACTATTGTTAGCATTTTTTTCAACAATCTTTGCAACATTTAAACGTAAAATGTTTTCAGCTTCAGCTATTTCTACTAATAATTTCTTCTTTTTAAGCTCTGTTAATTCCTTTTCGTGTCCACCTTTAGCAGAAAGTAATGCTATTTCATTTGTATATTGATTAATTAATACTTTATTTACCGCACTATCTTTAGCAGTTGATAGGGTTAAAGCCGTTACTGCTTTCTCTGCTGCACTAAATGAACCTGTCATTTCTTTAGCAAACTTAACAACAACATCAAAGTTTTCAATTAATGCTTTAATACCCTCAATAATTAAGATAATAGGAATAGCTGACATAGCAGCTCCAATACCCTTGAATCCAGTCTTTACTTTATCCATATCAAAGTCTTGAAACCCTTGCGTAAGTAAACCCATTGAAGTATTTAAACGCTCAACTCCTGAACCCTGTAACGATTGAGTGCTATCTTTTAAGTCATCAATTTTATCTTTTAGTTCAGCTACCTTTTGAGCTGCTGCACCATCACCATTTAATGCAGCCGATTGAGCAGCTTTTAAATCTATCTTTAATTGCTTTAATGAATTACTTTCATCAATAGCACCTTTTATACGTTCCTGGAATAAGCTGGGTATCTTCTTTTCAATCTCTATTCTTTGGCTTTGTAATTTAATTAACTCCTCTTGTGTATCTGCAAACTCTTTAGAATTAACATTTAAGTCTAGTAATGCTTTTGTATGACTAGATATACTTTGTTTTAATTCTCCATAAGATCCTGTTGCAAATTTAGCAGCTGTATTTATTCCACCTAAAGCATTTGTTTGCTCTTTAGTAATTCCGTTTAATGTTTTAATCGTACCATCTAAGCGTTTAACCTCTGTTGAATATTTAACAAAATCTTCTGTATTAGGTTTAGCCTGTTCAAATAGTTTACGAGTTTCTTTTAACTCAGCTTTTAATTTCTCAATACTTTGAACTGTATCACCAAAATTTATATTAAATATTTCTACTTGATTTGCCATTATGGATTGAGTTTAATTAGTTCGACTGTTGTTAAATTAGGTTTTGTGAAATTAAATTGATTGATAGTTGATATAAAAAAATAACTTTGAAACTGTCTTATATAAACTGGAATAAAATAATCTAATGAATTAATATCTGTAATGTTTAAATTAACATCAACGGTTACAACTTTTAAATTCTGAAGTATATTAATTAAATCTTGTGAGTTTCTTTGAATTAAATTAGTTCCAAAACCCATTGAGAAATCCTGAGTATTATCTATAAAGTAACAAGTAAAAGGACTAGCAATTAATACTGGAGTTCCACCAGTCCCATCAACATCAGTATAGTAAGTTAGGTTAGATGTTGGCCTTACAAATAATATACGAGGTGCAACATCTTTATTAAATACAGCCTTAACAGAATCATACATATTTATATAAGCTGACTGGTCTGGACTTGCAATTAATACATCATCTTCAGAAACGCCAAACGGACTAACATAAATATCCTTTTCTAAAACTAAGTTGCTATTTTGAATTAAGAATGAGTAGTTAGAATTGTCTGGACTATCAACAACTGATTTATCGTCTTTATGCTTAAAATTATTTAACTGAGCATAAGAATCATATTTAAATCTAATGTTTGGTAAGTCAGTTTCATCTAGTTTATTAGTCCAGTCTTTAGCACTTGGAATATTTAAAATAACATCGTTAAATCTTTTGAATGAAACAACTTTAGTATCTTCATTTATTGATATGATTAATCCAAAACGTATGCAAATATCTCTTAAAAAGTCAGATGCTTTTAATTTAGGAAGCATTAAACTATAATTAATTAAGCCACCAAATACTAACGAAGGTACAACATCAACTGTAAACGTTGCAGTGCTTTTTATTTCGGGTGTTATTACGCATCTAATATTACCAACGCCTGTTCCAATTGTAGGAAAATCAACTTTCCACCATATAGTTCCATATTGCGTATATCTAACTCCAATAGTTTCTCCTGCGTTTAAATAAACGGAACTAGCTAATGTCGCATCGGCCGTAATAACCTCTCTACTGATTGCTACGGTTGAAACTCCATCATATTTATAAACCTCTAATACACTTACAAAATCTACCATCCATAAACCACCATCTAATCCAGGAGGAGGTTCTACATTATAAGTAAAATCACCGGCTACTCCAGCTAAGGTATATGAAGTATAAGATGTAAATCCTGCAAATAAAGAATAATTATAAACGCCATTTATATTAGCCGTAAATCTTTTATTAGGTAAATCCCAATAAGTAGAACTACCTGCTGCAAAAGTGTCAAATGACATTTTAAACCCATTAAATAGAATAGTGCTTAAATCTTTAGAGTGAAATGTTGTATCTGTTCTAAGATAAGGAGTATCAATTGTTATTGGTTGTTGTTGTGTAGCTGTATTACTAGCATCAACTGAATTTAATAATAAATACTCAGCAGGATAAACTGGATTTTTAATAGTTGCTGGTAAAATTGCAACATCTAATTCAGTAGTATCAAAATCATAACTCGAAGTATATTCATTAGATGTTATAATTTTTTCTAATATAGTTTTAACATAAGTACATGGTAATACTTTTGCAACGTTTAAATATAAAGCCGTTGTTTGTTCGCCATAATTTATTAAAGGATATATAAAACCTGAAGTATTTGAAGCATTAGCTACTGCATTTGCCTTAGTCCAGTTATGGTCATAAGCACTCCAATCATACTCAGTAAGTGATTGTTGTTTAATTGTATTATAAAATATAGAATTACCTGAATAAAATCTAGCTCTTATTGAATTATCAACTGATTCAATCTCAATAAATCCATTCTTAAAAGGTATACCATCAACTATTAAACTACATGTAACTTTTTTATAAGGTAAAGTATTAATTGAAGGTATAAAATGAGCGTACTCGATTAGCCTAATATTGTTAGCTGTTAAAGGTAAATTAAATACATTAGTGTATTCGCCTGACCTACTTACAATATCTTCGAGATTAAAGATTGAAAACGTTTGTACAATGTCCTCACTCCCATATAAATCAAAGTCGCCATTCTCTGTACGGATAATAAGATTGTCAGTCATTGGCTTTGGATTATTTTATATTCTGCTATTCTATAATTTAAACTTATTTCGTTTAATTTAAACTTTGTATTATATTTTTCAAATGATTTGGAATCAATTATAATTGGAGTTGATACTTCAGTTGTTTCATTATACTCCCATGCTTGTATCGACCATCTAAGCGATTCAATTAAATCTACTTCATTATTTGTTATGCCAGTTTTAAATAAAGTCTTAGTGTTAAAGTTTTTACCTCTGCTCGTATATTTAATTACTCCATTATTATCATAGGTTTTGTTTTCACCTATAACAGTTCCAAAGTTTTTACGCTGATCAAAAATATAAGAACATCGGCCTCCCTCTCTTGGAATCCAAACTATATTAATTGCATTTGAATTATTGCAAGTTTGTAAAGAAGCTACTAATGTATCAACTACCACTTCCATTTCTAATACAGCATCAATGTTAGATGGTGAACCTCCTAATGTAAAATAGAATGTATAAGTCCCTGATGATGGACTAGAGTTTAATGCAATGCTTTCAATAAATCCACCACTTAAAGTTGTTGTAATCCATCCAGGTAAAGCTACTAAAGCAACTAAATCCATATTTGTAAACAAGCTACTACTATTAAAATCAATACTAGCTGTATCTGAATCTAAAATCTTAATCTTTTGAGTTATCATTGTAGTATTCCGTTTACAAATTTATGAATATATGGCACTGGTAAACCTCTATAATTAGCAATATTACCATCAATAATACTTGCAAAGGTTGTTCCTTGTGTAGCAATTAAAGGATAATCAACAGGAGTTAAATAAATACCTCCTACTATTTTATCATATTGTAACTCATCATTAGTTAAAGCACAGTTTAAAACAGCAGTATAATTTTCTAAAGAGTTACCACCAGTAGTTAATAGACTGTCCCATCCTAATCGAATTACATTAAACATACTAAAATCTACACTATTAGCTACTGTATTTGCAACTATATTAAATAAGTATTTAGTTAATCCCTTAACATTTATCTCAATGTATGGAATACCTGTTGAATAATAAATAACTACTGGTTTAATAGTAGATACAATTCCATAAGGTAATTCTGCAATAAAAGGTTCTGAACCTGTACACCCTTTATAAAGTGTAAATATTGGAACTCTTAAATGATAACAATAATAAATACCACCAGTTATTGATGATGAATAAGGAAAATCAATAGTAACATAGGTAGTACTAGCATCTAATACCTTATAAGTACCTCTATAAATATTACTATCTACATAAATATATTCACCTGGTATTGGTTGTATATCAAAGTTACCTACTAACTGAAGCCTAACATTGCCACCACTATTAGTTGCAGGATCCATTAGATAAGCAATAAAATCAAATGTATAAATCACATCATCATTTGCTGAACACCATAAATAAGGTATAGTTGCTTGTGCTAAATTACTGGCCATTAGTGAATATAGATTTAAACTCTGTTTCTAGTTGCTTTGTAAATTTAAGGTTATAGTTTGTTATCATTTGTTGATTTATTATATTTTCTAACAGTCCTGAGTTCTGACCATTATATGCTAAATAAATAGATGAACCGAACTTTTGAATCTTATTTGCTATTAATGATGCAACTGTTTCTTCACTTGCATTAATTGATTGAATACCTTTAGCGTTCATCCAGTTCTTTATCTTATCGTTAAAGTTATTATCTAATGATTTGCCAGGAGCTTTACCCCAAATCAAATCATAAATATAATCATTAGCATAAATAGAAAGTGAGGTATCTGTAATCTCATAGCGCAAAGTCTTAGCTAAATTACCTGAAGCATTAACTGGACTTTCAAAAGCTTTATCAACATACTTACCTTTAACCTTTCTTCTTGAAACTCTTTTAATCGGTTTAGTCCTAATCACTTCTTGAACTAACTTAATTAATTCTTTAGCAAATGATTCAATAACTAATTCCTGGCCAATGGTTAGCATGTAGGTTTATAACTTAATGTTACATTTAATAAAGCACCAGACATTACATTCTTAATCCTTGTTACTGGAGTAATAGTGTAAGTTGAGCCACTAAATGTATAATTATCTAAGAAATCATTTAGCCAGGCTAATGCTTTTACTTTACCTAGCCATTGTATTTCTTCAGTACTATCATTAATATCTAAATTCTCATCAGCGTCAAACTCAGCATCGGGTTTATCTTGAAGTAAAAAACCAATTGATAGTTTACATTTTTCAGTATCATCAGCAATCCCTTCAAAGGTTACGGGATCTAAATGCACAAACCATTCATCAATCTTTATTGTTGCTGAAGCTAAAGCAGTATCAAATGGACGGCCATAACTAAATACTGAATCTTTTAAGTAAGTTCTTAAATGTTCTCTAATATCATCTACTATCATCTTGTTTGGTTTAATATATTTTTTAATTCTCTTTCATATTTACTTTTAATACAATCATAAAGCAGTAAAGTATAAACAACCCTAACTGGATTCTTTAAGACTTCATCAATTGTTGCTCCTATTGTTTTACCTCTTGCGAGTTCAACGTATGTTGCAAAGCCTCCAAATGTTTCAAGTCTATGTATTCCAGCTTGTTCTTGCTCAGGAGTTGGTTCACTTTCGTTAAGTTCGCTGTAACTATTATAGAAACTAGTGATTTGCTCAAAAAAAAATTAGCAGTTCCAATTACTTTTAAGAATGGTTCATCACTAATATCTATACCCTTTAACTCTTTAATAATTCCAATTACAACTTCAAAACCTGACGCATCTTGATTCATTATCTTTCTAACTTTCTCAGCTCCACCATATTCAATTGACCCAAAATCAAAGTCTTTATATTCATCTAATACTTCCTGACTATCAAATACTTCTAGGTTTTCAGTAAATGATATTAAATCAAATAACTGTTGAACAGTTGTATCTTGCATAGCATTAATCATTTCAATAGGTATCAATGTAAGTTCAGCTAACTGTTGACCTTTATCATTAACATTCTTTATAATTGATACGCCTTGCTTATACGTTACATCTTCCCAACAAATAGGAATGTTATACTGAATATCATTAATCGTTATTACTTGCATAGTTCTAATGGTTGATATGTTTCTTTAAAATAATATGAATTAATTTTGAAATACTTTAGCTTTAACTTTTCAATGTGGAATTTACAATGCTCAATAAACTCAGCTAAGTAAAATTTATACAACTCATCATAAGAATAGTTTTCATTCTCAAATAACATTCCTATAAATTGTTGCTCAATAATTAAAAGAGTACCAACTGTTTTATTTATCCTTTCCTGCTCACGTTTAATTTCTTTATTACTTGCGTTTGCACCTGGTCGATGTAATTGAATTATTAAGTTTGATTTCATAAAGCAAATATACTAATAATTATTATTACCAAAGCCCATTGGCTTCATTCTTTTTATTACTGGATTAACTAATTGATACATTACTGAATACCTAATCGCATCTAATGTATGGTTAAATAAATCATTTGGAGTGCCTGACTTCCTATCTGACCATGAATAATTGTTTAACTCCTTAATAATATTTAAGCTATTTTCAGTAACCACTATCTCATAATCTTGCATCATAGCAATCCCACCGCTAACAGAGCCCTCACCTTTAACTGCTCCCTTAATATTAATTCCTTTACGCTTAAGCTCATCAATTAATCTAGGTTCTGAGCTATCACCAATGATTAACTTATCGTTTGCATGACGTTTATTTTCAATCTCAATATCTGAGGTAGTCATTCCAGGTTTACAAAAGCACTCATCAACGTATATCTTTTTATTAATCTTATCAATAGCAACGTTAATTAAAACACTTGGATCAATACTAAATCCATAATCCTGACCGAACACATTAGGAATATTATAATCAAATGAACCTATTGACCAGTTATTGAATATAACACCCTCAGCTTTATTTAACCAGCCACCTAAAATGATATGCTTAAACTTTAAAGGATTATTAACTTTTAGTTGTTCTACTTGGTTTAAAAATGAACCATCTAAGTTATTAATATTATCTAAGTATGTCGTATGTATGTAGGTCGTATCATCTTTAATACCGTTAAATCCCTCCTGAACTCCTTTAGATTCAAAGAACCTTTTGTAAATCCAATGCTCTTTAGTTGCTGGATTCATAATTAATACAACTCTGTTCTTAATCCCTTTAGTCCTAATACTAAAATCAATCTTATCAAAGGTAGATTCATCTTGTAATTCTTCAGCTTCATCTAGTACCCATGTAGTAACGCCTTGTAATGATTTTAAATTAGCTGTTTGATCACCTGAACTTGTTTTAATCCCTTTAAATATAATTGAACTTTTAGCCTTACTATTTATTATTTCGTTCTTAGTTATGTTAAAAAAACGATTAGCGTTTAATATATCAATCTTTTCAATAAACTCTGGTATAATTGATAAGTGAGCAGCAACCATTGTAAACCTAGTAAACAATATCTTTTGAGGTTCTTCAATGCAAAGTTTAGTGAATAGTAAACTAGCACTAAATGATTTAGCTGAACCTCTACCACCTGTTAAAATATAATACCTAGTATCATTTTCAATTAGTGGTAAATATTTACGGTTTAATTGAATCAATTATTTCTATTTTAGTTAAAGGTTCTGTTCCTTCAGGTAGTTTTAAATTGTCAACCCTTGCTAATTTAGGTTTAAAGTATTCTAATAAGCCAGTAAAATGATTCATAAACATATTTGGATCACATGTATCTAATATTTCTAAAGCTCTTGGCATACCTTTATCTAGTAATTCCTTACCAAACTGTTCCCATTCAAGCGTTCTAGTTGACTTTGCACCCTTAGGTTTTAATCCTTCATGACCTTTTTTAAATTGTCCTTTGTTTGCCATAACTCACCATATTTTATGGTTTAACAAATATACTAATTTAATTTAACAATCTTATTAAAATTAACCCCATAATATTTATTAACTTGGATTCCTTTAACTTTAATTATAATCGTATCTAAAGCATTAGAGTTACAATCAATTGAAATATACTTAGAATTTAACCTATTAACCATTGTCTGAGTAGCTTTAGTTAAAGTTTGGGTATAAGTACTTACTTTACCGTTTGGATAGTCCCAATTCAATCTAATTGTAGAATTATAATCGCCTGGCTTATAAATTACTTCAACTAATTCAAGTTCGGGTAATGGTTGAGGTGGTGGCCATGTATTTTTCTTACAGCTAAAAGTTATAGCTAAAACTGATAATATTAATATTTTTTTCATGTTGTTTGGTTTTAAATTAATTACAATTTTGTTAAATTTGCTATATTAAATTTAATAAATAATCCTTTTTTCTTTAATTTACGCGGAACTCTTAAATAAATTTTATTATAAGTTCTATCATCGATTACTATTTCTTTTCTATATCCTATCATATTTTTAATTTAATTACAATAAATAACAAACTGCCACTTATTTATTATTACTTCTTGGCATATGGGTAATTCATTCGCTAGTATTTTCATAGTTATTTAGTTTTAAAAAGCGGTTTCATCGTGTCCGCTGTTGGTTATTAAATGTAGCTATTCCATTTAGATTTAAAGTCTTCAAATGTATAAATTAAATGATAATTAAATCCTAATAATTTAACAGAGTTTTCAAATGCTTTTTGTTTATCTGACTGTTTACCGGTATATATTTTTAATTCAAAGAATACACATAGGCCATTAGGAAATAAAGCAATTAGATCACTTACTCCGGCCTTTAATCCAGTTGCAACTAATTTCATGGCCTCAATCTTATTTCTGGTCCCACCATTAGGAACGCTAAAAATTTGACATTGTGGTTTATGGTTAATTAAACAATAATTATTATTGGCCCATGTAAAACAAATCTGTTGTAGTTTGTCTTCGGTTAGTTTAATTTCTTCCATTAAAAGTCAATTTTAGTATTATTATTAATTAAATCTGAAGGCATTTCAATAACTCCTTTCGAAATAGTAAACCACCTTTGACCGTTTGAATTACCTTCTGAGTAGTTTAGTTTTAAATAATCTGAGTATTTTCTTACCCATTTCATAAATGTACGACTTGTTACAAACTTTTTAGAATCTGGATATTCTTCATAATATTTATTTAGTAGTTCGTTTTTAACTATTCGTATGTCATTTTTTATAGTTACATCAGTTAAAGCAAATTCAAAAAACTCTTGCGATGTTTCATTAATAAATTTGCGAAGTTCTAAATTATTTGTTTTAGATTTAACTAATCCATTTTCTAAATAAAACTGAAGGCAGTTGATCATAAACTTATCAAACCTATTCCACTCATCAATATTCCATTCATCATAAAGTAAGTTTCCGAACTGGTCCAAAGGAGTATGATGTACTCCAAAATAGTCTGACATTTCAATTTCGAATATCCTTCTTTGAAAAGAACCGCCATCTGTTTTTATAGTGTAGTTAGTACTAATTATAATTTTTGGGCTGTCTTGGACCGGTATTTTTATCGCGTCCTTACCTTTATATTCAATTGTGATACCTTCAGTAATAACACTAAATAGCCTTTCAAAATCAAAATTCTTTCTAACATCGTCAAAAGCTAAAACCTGAGTATCTGTATTGACTGTTTGAAAAGCAAATGATTTATTAAAGTCAAATGTTTTACCGTCAATTGTTGAGGTTTTTTTCATGTGTCCTATGCCATTTATAATAATACCTTTACCGGACCCACCGTTTGGAGTATCAGAAATAGTTTCATCATTAAAAATAATGGCCTTATTATTACTTGCTGTCTTATGCGAGTGTAATAAATAACCTATTACTGATTTCATAGTATTATATTTTTCTCTATTTTGGCCAGACGCGAACCAAATAAAACTACGGAATTGGCTTTCGTGGTGGTCCACATCAATATACTCTCTATTAATTACTTGTGACTTCCATACAAAAGAGTCCATTGTTTCGTAGTCTATTTTTTCAATAGAATTCTTAGTAATTTTTAAAGCTAAATTTGAGTAGTAAATCATAGCAAAAGTTGGAGCATCCTTATCCATTTTTATATCTGCAGTATCAATCATAGATAAATACTTTGAAGAAAATAAGGCTAAGTTATCCGCAGCAACATCAAAAGCATCTAATTGATTGTTTAAGATAAGGTTGTTTAAAATTTCATCTTTAATTTGAAACTCTGTTATAATATCAATAAACTTGTTTTCCTTCTTTACAAATATAAAAGTCTTAGTTTTTTCGCTAGGGTAAAACTTTCTATAATTTAAACTTTCTAAATATAATTTAAACCGGTACGCTGAAATTTCAATCTTACCCTTATCGTTAAAACTCCAAAATTCATCAAACTTTATGTTATTTTTTATTAATTGTATTTCGGCCTCTAACTTTTCAGAATTAACTTCTTTAAACTTATCAATTACTTCTTTAGTTTTTTTACCACTAAGTACTGAGTTTTCAATTTGCTTTCTTTTAACCTTATCTTCAAATTGTTTACTTCCAAAGTTAGAGGTGTTTTTATAAGCTGAATTTATTAATGCACTTATTTCATTTTGATTAAAGTCCTTTTCTGCAAAAGAATATAAATACCTTTCGCAAGTCATTTTATTAACTCCAAAATCATTAAATCCAATAGCCAACTTAAATAATGAGCTATTTCTTGAACTTGAATCAAATTTTGATTTAAACCATTTAATTAACCTATTTGCAATTTCATCATTATCAATTAAAGGAATGTTTGTTATGGTCCCTAAATTAATAACCTCAATAGCTATTTCAGGATATGAAGGAATAAACTTATCAGAATCTAAATTTATGTATAACTCAGGATCATAAGACTCAAAACATAATCGACTTATATCTGAACCGCTGTCATCTAAATCAGGGAATAGTTCTTTTAACTGTTTAAATATATTTTTATACTCAGTATCATTATTTATAACCGGAATCTTAATAAGTGCTTTTAATCCATTTCCTGAAGGACTAACCCAACAAGAAAAAACATAATCGTTTGATTTTAAACTTTCCTTATATTCAAAAACATTGGCTAATTTATCAAAATCTAATATTGCAAGTCCGGACCCTAATTTTAAAGCATCCTTTTTACGCGTTGTAAAAGTTCCGCAAAACGTAACAGCTGGCAAACTATTTTTTAAATCCTTCTTTTTATCTGGATTTATTTCGGCCCTTAAACTTGTAATTAAATCTTTGTGTTTTCCATTTTGAATCCTATCTAAATAATAGGTAACATCTTTTGGACGTTCATCTGGGCTAACTGTTTTAAAATTCTTAAAAAAAGATATTTTCATAAAATAAAAAAAATCCTACTCTAACAAAGGCAGTCCGTCGCATCAGTAGATACTTTGGCAATGTTATTTCGGAAATTTTTAAATGTTTTCATAACGTGACTGCTTTACAAAATTACAACATATAAATTAAATAACCTAATTTATTTTTAAAAAAACGCAAAATATTTTTAAGTACTGATTTGTACTACTTTGGGTTGCGTCAAAGTATTAATGTTTATTGGTATTTAACTAAAATAGTACCCAAAAACGCAAAAATTCCCAAAAACATTTTAAAAATAAAAGTACGTTGTGTAATACGCATATATGTATATAATACACACACACAATATATTATATTACTATACAGAGGATAAGTACTTTTTTAGGTACTTGCGTACTATTGAGCAAAAAAAATAGCCCTAATGGACTATTTTAAAATTTTTAGTAGGAGTTTCGGACCTAAATATATCTAATCTTCTATTTCGATAACCATCTTTATAGTTCTTTTTATTCCAAAATTCATGCAATTGATTAATACCATGTACATGATAAATTACGCGTTCAGTAAATTGTTGTTTATATTGTCTTTTCTGGGCCACTATTAAAAACTCATCAACTGTTAAATCATATAAATAACGTCCTGACGTATGTTTATAAACCATTTCAATTAAATTAGTTTTAATATTCTCTTTTATTTGGGCCTCAAATTCATGTCCACATCCACCACAATTTATAGCACTTGAAGTATTAACATATCCACATTTAGGGCAAACTTTAATCGGGGCCACACCTTCAGCCTTTTTCTTTTTATCACTAAAGAATATTTTATTCCAATCGCGCGAA